GTCAGAAGGCGTCGATCCGGACGATATAAAAATGCAGTGGGTAATGTATGGAGCCGTTATAGACATCCGGCAGCTGCGCAAACACAATTATTATAACGGGATCGACTACGGGGCGGACTACACGGCGCTCGCCAATTATTTATGGCATCATTGGACGCCAGAGCAAGGTGGACACCGATATAAAATGTCGAAGAACGCCAAAAAGCCGGAAAAAGAAACGCCGACGCAGCCGGTCCGCGAGTATTCCGTCGAGCATCCGCCGCGTCCGCCGATCGGATATGCGTATGTTGAGGGATTCCAGACGGAATACGGATACATGCATTTCAAATATGTAAAGATACCGGAAAAGGACAAAAAACAGGGTTCACGCGAAAACCTTTTGAATCTTCCTTGTATATATGAAAAGTTTTGCAACGAAGAAAAGGAGAATGGAATCCGAAGGGTGATATCTCACCCGCAGAGCGGTCATTGACGTAGTAGCCGTAGTAGAGCGGTGGACACCTGTGAGCCGTGTCGGGCAAGTCACACGGAACCAGGACGTGAACATAGAGACATGACTTGTCCACACCGGTCACAGAGTCCACCAAGACGATATGTGTCGGGCAGTGTCGGGCAACCTGCAAGGTTGTCCACACTGTCCACACACCAACGAAAGGAGTAAACATGCGAACGATCAGAAGACAGCACTACAAAGACTATGCATCCGACGCCTTCCGGGTGCTCGGAAAGTACGGATCAGCGGACGCATACCGTGAGCGCGTTCTTGCGGCGATCGAGCAGCGACGCGCAGATCTCGGAACGCGCATAGACGCGCCGATCGGCAGTCCTACGGAAGCTGCGATCATACGGGCAGAGGAGGCGATCGACGATGCAAAGGCAACGCTTGCGGACATCGAAGCTGCGGAAAAGGCGCTGCAGATCTGCGCGGTACGCGATCTGAAACAGAACACGCGGATCGTGACGTCTGTCAAGGCAGTATACATGCTTGATCGCGACCGGCTGCCGAGCCATCACGAGATCATGGAGACGGTGATCGCATGCTCGATCATTGTACCGTGCGACCGAGCAACGATCTATAGGTGGCTCGGATTCGCGCGGACGGTGTTCGCTCGTGAGCGCGGTCTACGAATCAAGGACTGACAGGAGGATCGAGATGAAAAGCGAAATGATCAGAAAGGAGGACGCGGTGCGGATTGTGCTGCACTATGAGGGACAAGCAGCCGTTGCGGCTATGCAAGATCTGCAGCCGATCGCCGCCGCGCCGGTAATATATTCACGATGGCTCAAAATAAAGGGATCCAGGAGCAAACATGTTCATCAATGCGAAAGATGCGGAAAATATCTTGATTTTTCGAGAGTGACAGGAGATGCAAACTGGTGCCCGGTATGTGGAGCAAGAATGAGCTTTGAAATTGCACCAGGCACATGGACATGGCCTAAACCTGATACTGAAACATGAAAGCTGCGAACAGTCGGTATTATAGCGTGATATAGTGATAGTGGCAGAAGGATGATTGATGATCATTCGAGTGCCCTCCGAAGCTCCTCGGTACGTCCCAACCGAGGAGCGTTTTGTTTTGAGGTACAAAATGACAAACGATCCGGTGCATCTGATGCCGCGAGAGCTTGACGCGCTGCGCGAGCTGATCAGGAGCGGGAATGAAAAGCGTTTTTACGATTGGACAAAGTGGCAGATCGAACGGGACTATGTAATGCGCTGCGATCGGCACGAGTGCCAACAATGCAAGCGCCGGGGACGATATAGACGTGCGACGATCGTGCACCACAAAAAGCACCTGAAAGATCGTCCGGATCTGGCGCTATGTATGTATGATCCGGACACCGGCGAGCGGCAGCTTGAAAGCGTCTGCAAAATCTGCCACGAAGAAGACCATCCGGAGTGGCAGCGACCGATACAAAGCAGCCCGAAATTCACGACAGAAGAACGATGGGACTGACATCGATATACCCCCCGTTCAAAAAACGGATTTTTGGGCCGTCGAAACGGATCGTGCGGGTACTATCCTCCGAGGTGCGCTTCGCGCGCGCGGTGGCGCGGAACAGGGCAAAACGGACAAAAAGGAGCGGAAAATGAGCAAAAAGAGCCGAAAAACGCGCAGGCGAGAACTCAAAACGCGCATTTATGCCGTCCTTGAAGAACACGGCGCGAACGATGCGGTGCATGCGGACCGCGCCGAAGAATATCTCACGCTTTGGGACATCCGGGAGGATCTGAAAGAGGACATTGAGAAAAACGGGGCGACGCAGTACGACGCCAAGCGCGGCATGGACGTCGAAAACCGGAGCGTGTCTCTGATGATCCAGACGTCGCGGCAAATGTCATCGCTCTATCAGCTGCTCGGCCTCGAAGAATTATCCGGACAACAGGGCTCAAACAATGACGAGCTATAAGACGCCGGTCCCCCCGGTTGTCGAAGCATACCTTCAGGAGATCGAATCCGGAGAATACCGGAACTGCAAACGCATCGATGCTGTCGCTCGGTATATCCGTCATGTTTTCGAGACCGAGGATCTGATCTTCGAAGCGTCGCGCTGCGAAAAGTATCTATCGCTTGAAAAGTATTTTCCGTTCGTTCTGTTTCCGTGGGAAAAGGCACAAGTCGCGCTCTGGCTCTGCACATACCGGCGTGACGGTTTTCCGAGATGGCCGACGCTGTTCGACTTCATGGGACGCGGAGGCGGCAAAGACGGGTTTATTTCGTTTATCGCATTCTGTCTGATATCGCCATACAATCCGGCAACCGGATATGACGTCGACATCTGCGCGAACAACGAATACCAGGCACAGCGCCCGCTGTCAGACCTTGTCGACATGATCACCCGATCAAAGGATAAGGCAAAGCTCGATCGATTCTATCACACAAAGATCGAGAGCATCAAAGGGCGCAGCAACGGCGGTACTATCATGGGCCGAACCGGGAATCCGGGCGGCAAGGACGGCATGCGTTCCGGCGTCGTGATACTGAACGAGGTACACGCCTATCAGGATTATGCGCTGATCAACGTATTCGAGACCGGGCTCGGAAAGAAAGACGATCCGCGCACCGGTATTTTTTCTTCAAACGGCGACGTGTCAGATGGGCCGCTTGACGATTATATTGCACGGGCGGATCGGATCCTGTTCGAAGGCGAGGACGACCGCGGCTTTTTGCCGTTTTGTTGGTCACTCGACGATATATCAGAGATCCACGATCCGCTGAACTGGTACAAGGCGAATCCTTCAATGCGGTACCTCCCGGTGCTGCAGCACAGGATCGCGAATGAGTATGAGGAATGGAAACGCGAACCGGAAAATCATTCCTCGTTTCCGACGAAGCGCATGGGGATCCGAGCCGGATCCGCAGAGCAGAGCGTAACCGCGTACGAGAATGTGCGCGCGACGAACGTGAAGCTACCCGATATGTCGGGATGGACGTGCACAGTCGGACTCGATTATGCCGAACTCAACGACTGGGCAGCGATCAATCTGCACTTTAAGCAAGGATCAGAGCGTTTCGACCTGTGCCATGCCTGGATGTGCGCAAACGGCAGATACGTCAACCGTATAAAACCGAATTGGAGAAAATGGGTTGATATGGGGCTTCTGACAGTTGTCGAAGATGCGACTATCACCCCGGAGCTGCTTGCGGAATACGTCGCGGAGATCTGTAAGATTTACAACGTCGTGAGTCTCGTGATCGACCACTTCAGATGGACGCTCGTATCGCAGGCGTTTGAAAAAATCGGCTTCGATCCGGCTGATAAAAAGCGCGTAAAGCTCGCTCGGCCGTCTGACATCATGACGGTCGAGCCGGTTATCCAGGACTGCTTCACGCGGCACCTGTTCAGATGGGGCGATAATCCGATGCTGCGGTGGTCGACGCAGAACACAAAGCGCGTCCGGTCGTCAAAGCGTATCGGTTCGGACACCGGAAACTATTACTATGCAAAAATAGAGTATCGATCAAGGAAAACGGACCCGTTTATGGCGTTGGTTCATTCCATGATCATGGAAAAAGAGATCGACAATGCGGGCGGTCCAGAGGTGCCGCTATTTGGTGCGATCGAGCTGTGAGGAGATGAAACGTGAAGATTATTGATTGGATCAGATCAAAGTTCGCGCCGGGGCAGAGACAAGAGATCAGCACGCAAGATATCCCGGATGATATATGGAATCTCTATGAGGAGTTCAGGATCCGGGAGTTCGCTTTCTTTACCTGCGTGAATATGATCGCAAATGCGCTCGGAAGATGCGAATTTCGGACGTACAAAAACCGGAAAGAGGAGAAAAAGGCCGAGTATTACATGTGGAATGTAGATCCGAGCCGAAACGAGAACAGCACTATGTTTCTGCATCATCTCGTCGCCAATCTTTACCGGGATAACGAAGCACTCCTTATCGTGACAAAGAACAGGGACAGGCGCGATGGAATTGTCGTAGCCGATGCCTGGACAGCGGGACCGTTATACGCAAGCGTAC